GACACATCATTTCTATCGGTGGCTTTAGAGAAATGCCTTATGTCATTCCAAGATATTTAAAAGCATCTACAGAAATATACGGTAGATCCCCAGCAATGAATGCTTTGCCTGATGTTAAAGTTCTTAACAAGATGGTTGAAGTTTCTTTAAAAGCTGCAGCTAAACAAGTTGATCCACCGTTATTAGTTCCTGATGATGGAATGCTTGCACCAATAAGAATGAGTGCAGGTTCATTAAATTATTACAGATCAGGTTCAAGAGATAAGATTGAGCCATTACAAATTGGTCAAAACATTTCTGCAACTTTAAATCACGAAAACCAAAGACGTGATGCAATTGCTAAAATGTTTCATATCGATCAATTAGTTGTAGCATCTAATAGAACAATGACTGCAACAGAGGTCCTTCAAAGAAATGAAGAGAAGATGAGAATACTAGGACCTGTACTTGGTAGATTACAATCAGAATTATTAGAGCCAATGATATTAAGAGTATTTAATATTATGCTTAGAGATAAATTATTTTTACCTGCGCCTGATATTCTTGCTAATCAAGAAATTCAAATTGAATACGTATCACCAATGGCTCTTGCTCAAAAATCTCAAGAACTTCAAAGTTTAATGAGAGGTTTAGAATTATTTGGATCTATTGGTCAAATAGCTCCTGTTCAAGATTACTTAGATGAAAACGGTTTAGTAAAAGAAATAATTAAGATTTTAGGTTTACCAGCAAAAATTATTAAATCAGATAGTCAGGTCCAACAAGTTAGAGAGCAAAGAGCAGCAGCTCAAGCTCAACAACAACAAATGATGCAAGCACTTCAAGAAAGCCAAGTGGCTAAGAATGCAGCACCAATGGTGAAAGAATTAAATAATGGATCAGGACAATAAAAAATATCATCAGCTCATTAAAGATTACAAAATAACTTTTGGATCTGATGAAGGTAAAAGAGTTTTAGACGATCTCAAAAAGAGATGCCACTTCCATAATACAACGCACGTTAAAGGCGACAGTCACGAAAGCGCTTTTTACGAAGGTCAAAGATCAATCGTTGTCTTTATGGAAAATTTAATCAATCAAAAAGAAAAATAATTTACGGAGTATAATTATGCAAGATCAGACAACTGCACCTGAGGTGCAATCTGAGCAACCAACAGATGTTGCTCAACAACCTACGGCAACACCTGAGGTACAAGAAACTGTTTTAGCAAAAGCTGAAACAAAGGAATTTAATTTTAAAGATTTAATTCCAAAAGATTATCAAGAAGAAAAAGCTTTACAAAATTTTAATACAATGGAAGATTTTGTTAAGTCTTATTTATCCGCTCAAAAATTAGTTGGTGCAAATAAAATTGCAGTACCTAATAAAATGGCAACAGAGGATGATTGGCAACAAGTATTTAGAAAACTTGGAGCGCCTAGTAAACCAGAGGATTACAAATATTCTTTTAATGCAGAAGAAGTTAATCCTACGCAGTTAAAAGCATTTAACGAGACTGCACATCGATTAGGTTTATTACCTCAACAAGCTGAGCGACTAATAAAGTTTTATAATGAAATGAGTACCGATGCTGAGCAAGAAAAATTTCAAGCTGCTGAGCAAAGACAAACTCAAGTCATTGAAGAACTTAAAAAAGAATTTGGAGCTAATTATAGCAAACGGATCGATCAAGCTAAGAAACTTGCATCTGAAACTTTTAGTAAAGAATTATTAAATGAAACAATACTAAAAGACGGATCAAGATTAGGTGATAATCCTGAGGTTATAAAAGCTTTTTCAATGTTAGCAGATAAACTATCTGAGGATGAAATCATTAAAGGTGATGGTCTAGGATATATGACGGCTAATGAAATTGAAAAAGAGATTAGCGAATTAACTGAGGATGGTTCACCGTATTGGAATAAATCACATCCAAACCATAAGAAAACTGTAGATCAAGTTTTCAAGTTAAGAGAGCAGCTCAATGGCTAGTGAAAAGTTTGAGCGTGCTGATGGTGAATTATCAGACGTTGAAATCCGTTTAGAATGTTTAAGGCTAGCTACAGAGTTTGGACCTGAGTACGAAAGAAAAGATCCAACTCAAAAAGCCGAAGAATATTTTAATTGGGTTAAACAAGTTTCCAAGAGAAAACTTTGCGAATGCAAAACCTCTAAGAAAAGAAGTCTAATTGCAGACTTAAAACGCAAAGACTAGATCCGTGTAAACGGAAAATCAAATCGATCAATCAATCAAACTACATAAAAGGAGGAACTTAATATGAGTTCACAAATAACAACTGCTTTTGTGCAACAGTATTCGAACAATGTTCAAATGCTTTCACAACAAAAAGGCAGCCTTCTTCGAAATGCAGTGGACGTTGAAACAGTAGTTGGAAAAAATATGTTTGTAGATCAAGTTGGATCTGCAACAGCAGTGAAGAGAGTATCTCGACACGCCTCAACTCCTCAGATCGACACACCACACCAACGGAGAAGATTATCACTTGTAGATTACGAGTACGCTGACTTAATCGATAACCAAGATAAAGTTAGAATGCTTATTGATCCAACAAGTTCTTACGCTCAAGCAGCAGCTTATGCGCTTGGTCGTGCGATGGATGACGAAATCATTCTTGCAGCAACAGGAAATGCTTACTCTGGTGAAACAGGTAGCACAGTTGTATCTTTACCTGCATCTCAGATTATTACTGAGGCTGGTACAACAGGAATGACAATTGATAAACTAAGACAAGCAAAAGAAATCTTAGATAGCAATTCAGTTGATCCATCAATTCCAAGATACATCGTAGTTGGTCCAAAACAAATTTCTGATTTGTTAGGCACAACTCAAATCACTAGCTCGGACTTTAACACTGTTAAAGCTTTAGCTAATGGTGAAGTTAATACGTTTCTTGGTTTTAACTTTATAACATCAACAAGACTAAACATCGGATCATCTAAAAGAGATTGTATCGCGTTTGCATCAGACGGCATTAAGCTAGGAGTAGGTCAAGACCTTATGACTAGAATTGATGAAAGAGCTGACAAAGGCTACGCAACTCAGGTGTACGTATGTATGTCAATCGGCGCTAGCAGAATGGAAGAGGACAAAATTGTCAAAATCCAAGCGCACGAGGCGTAATAGGAGGATAAAATTATGGCATCAGTAAAAGGCGTAAATTTTACCAACATTACTGCAACTCCTGTTGTTAAAGCAGACAGTTCAGAATGGCACGGTAATTTAAGAGTTCAGTATGATAGCTATGAGGCATCGTCCTTAGCGGATGGTTCTGACATATCTGTTGCAAGACTTCCTAAAGGTGCAAAAGTTTACGATGTAATCGTACACTTCGACGCTTTAGGTGCAAGTACAACATTAAAAGTTGGTGATAGTGCAGACGACGATAGATATATCGCTGCTACTGCAACTACATCGGCTGGTCAAATGTCTATGTCTCAAGAAGGAGCTATAGCTGGTTTCGGTTATGAGCAACCTGCAGAGACAGATATTATTTTGACTAATGCTGGTACTGCAACAGGAACTATTAAATGTGCAGTGATTTACTCAGTTGAGTAATCTGTAAATCAATCAGGCTAGGCGGCTTATTCGGCTGCCTAGTCAAATCAATTAATGTTTAAATCATTTATTATTATAGCAGTTATTTGCTCGCCGTACTTTGAATGTATGGAATACGAACAAAAAGAAAAAAAAATTTATAAATCCTACAAAAAATGCGCAGAAGAAAGCGAATGGATAGGACAAGATATATACGACGGATTAGTCAAAATTGGCATTCCGTTTACTTTAAAAGTTTATTGTGAGGAAAATAAAAAATGGCAAGTGTAGTAGATATATGTAATTCAGCTTTAAATTTATTAGGAGCATCAACAATCACAGCATTAACAGATGACAGTAAAAATGCTCGTCTTTGTAATCAAAGATATGAGCCTGTTAGAAATAGGATCTTTAGATCACACGCTTGGAATTGTTTAACTAAAAGAGTTCAATTAGCTCAAGATAGTTCAGCACCTGTTGTTGAATATTCTTACCAATATACTTTACCAAGTGATTGCTTAAGAGTTTTAAAAATTCATACAGGCGTCACTGATAGTATTGAAAGTGATATTGATTACAAAGTTGAAAGTAGAAAAATTAAAACAAATGAAGGAACAGTTTACCTTGTTTACATTGCACTAGATACTGATCCGAATAATTACGATAGTTATTTACAAGAGGCTATCAGTGCAGGTTTAGCTGCAGA